AATAATTGCATCCTGAACTCATCTCTGATAAAACACATTTTGCACAAACTGTCTCAGCACAATATAATCCTAACTTACCAATCATTTCTTCTCTTGTCGGTTCAATCTCAATCTTCTCTCCAGTCAATTCTTCTAATTTTTTTCGCATCTCTTCGGCAGTCGTACGTTTGGGTTCTTTGCGATCCCAGATAATTTCAAGATTGCAATCTTCAAGTAGACCTTCTAAATTGCTCGAGCAATCATTCCTTACCTTAAAAACTCTAACAATGTCATATGCTTTATTGTGAAATGAATGTTCTGTTAAATCATCCCCATATCTGCTTAACTTGTTGTAACCATTATTTCTTGTAGCTATATTTCCAAGCACAAGGTATCTTCCTCTTTCTCTTGTTTCAATCACCATACCATCTTTCAAATCTGCTTTTGTAAATTCCTTTTCCATATTATTCATCCTTTCCGCAGCAGTACCCGACCATTGCTCCGATCAGAAACGCTGCCAGTATCAAAATTCCTGTTGTCACTTCTTATATTTCTTTTTCTTTCTCACAAATCCCTTTAAAACATTTATCCCGGTTTCGTCACATAACGCTTCATTCATCAAGAGAAAGTAGTTACTATCTTCTTCCGCGTAATGCAGTTGTTGAACTGCAAAATCGATGAACCTAATAAGTCTCTTTTTTGAATATCACTCATGCCTGTGAAGATAATCTGCCGTTATGAGAAAAAAATAAATCCATTGCATTTCTCACATCTTGATTGAACTTTTCATCTTCTTTCTGTTTTTCTATCCGCTTATGTGCTTTGTTCGCCCAACTCATTCACTCTTCCTCCCAGTATTCCACTGTATACTCCATCTGCTTTTTATTGCCAGAATCAGGAATCTGCTGTCTGCCAATTCTGACAGAGTATCCAGCCTTTAATAACAACGTTGCTATCTTAAGCCGGTCTTCCTCGTTCCACTGCGCAGAACCTTTCCGGATACTCCTAATCACGTTTTTCATTTTCCTTTCACCCTTTTCTTTCTCTTTCGTTTTGAACCGGCATACATAAAAGCTGCCATATTACCAGTCTTGTATCCTATCGACTGTTTCCTTGGACTTCCATTGAAACTATGCTTTATTGATTTTGCCATTCATATTCACCTCCATCAACTTACTTTCTAGTGAATCCATGTCGTACTTCCTACGCTCGAAATTATTATAATTTCTTACATTCTTTTCATTCTTTCTTTCTTGTTTGTGTGCTTTTGATGTTCCTTTGTTGTTCTTTTGTTGTTCTTTTGATGTTCCCTGATATTGATAAACATCATAATTCACAATGGTTATTGCTGTTCTTTTGTTGTTCGCACTTCGGACAATCATGGATTCACTTTCCAGAAACTTCAAGAACAACTGAACCTTTTTTCTGCCCCATCCCCATCTGTCCATCAATTTCAGTTCAGACGTGATAAAACTACCACGCTTAATTTCTTCTACCTTATTCCCGACCATGCATTTATTGTCTGAATGATTCGCCATAAGAATAAGGTCAATCCACGCTTGCCCTTTTGAAAACGGCTTATCACTCCATATTTCGTGATACAAAATGTCTCTATGTATTTTTATCCAACCGCTCATACCGAGACCTCAATTCTTTGTTCTTCAAGTTCTGTATTCTTAATCAAACGCTTTTTTCTTCACTCAACAGTTCCTTAAACTTCTCAAACTGTCGCTGCGAAATCTTGTTATTCTTCTTATCGTCCCTAATTTCGATTTTAAGGTGCTTTTCTGCGATAGACGATAATTCCCTAGCTAGATTAATTCTTCCTTGTTTTAAACCGTCTCTGTAACCTTTCTGCGGTCGATAATCTGCAATCTGTGCCTTTCCCTCGCCTTGACTTCCAGAAGTTTTATTTCTTAACTGATAACCTTTATCCGCATACTGCTTAATCCATAACTGCTCCATTTTATCAAGCAAATTTGTTGTATAGTGTCTAAAATTCACTTTCCACCCATACGGATTCTCTTCTGAATACAGACCATGCTTTTTCAGCGACAAATCAATATGCTGATAACCGACAAGGTGTTGCGCAAGTCTAGTCAAAATGTGTACTGCTTGTCCGATGTAAGCGTATCGGAAACCTTGTTCATCTTCTCTTGTCAGAAAGTAAATTCCACTTTCATCATCTAACCTCGAATTAACCTCAAGCAACCGTTGTTTATTCTTTTGCTCAATAGCCTTTATTTGTCTAAAGTTTTGATAACTCAATCTTTGTCACCGCCTTCTTTTAATTAAATGGTAATTCTTCGTCTATTCCATCAGGAATGTTCATGAACCCCTCCGAATCGGTAGGCATATTACCAAAAGGTGACGGACCAGCCTGCACATTGTTATTCTGCTGATTCGCATTTTTGCTTTCTGCAAATTCCTGTTGCTCAACGAAAACATACGCTGATTGTCTTTTGTTTCCGTACCTGTCTGTGTAGTTATCAATCTGCATGCGACCACGAACGATCATCTTCACACCTTTTGTGATATACTTTTCTGCAAATTCAGCAGTTTTCCCAACTACCTTGCACATGATAAAATCTGTTTCTTTCTCTCCGTCTTTTTTGTACGGTCTATCAACTGCAAGTGTGTAATTTCCAAATGCTGTTGACTTTTCGCCTGTGGAATATCTCACTTCTGCGTCTCTGACCGCCCGACCGACAATTACAATGCTGTTCATTCCTTATCCTCACTTTCTGCAAGCTCTTTTATAATGTCCGGTATAATCTGCCGATACATTCTCTGCTCCTGCATGAAGAACGCACACGCCCCAATCGCTGATTCTTCACTTTCTCCATGACCGACATTCTCGATTGCCTTATCTGCTAAAATTCTGCACTTTTTCGCAGATTCTTCGCAATGCGAAAGAATATCTTTGACTTTTAATGTTTCTTTCATTTCTCACCTAAAACGGTTCCAACCGTAATTCCCTTTCTATACCTTTTTCTGCTACCCACACATCTACATCACAATCGACCAATTCTTCTATTTCCTCTCTGAATCGTTCAGGATTTCCATTCTGTGAACTTAAATGCAGTAAGCCTACACTTCTTAGCATTGGACTGTTAATCGTCTGTATGAGCCTTTTACAAGTTTGTAATTCCATGTGTCCTTGCAGTACATGATTTGTTTTACCTTGATTTTCTTCCACATCTAAGTAATCCTCGGAATAATTGCACTCGATCATTGCATGGTTGATACCCATTTTTGAGAAATCATATTTGCAATATTCTGCGTCTGTAATAAATAGCAAGCAACCTATTTTTTCATGTTTAATCAAGAAACCGTCACATTCTGTACCGTTATGTGGTGACTGGAACGGTATCACTTGGAATGAACCGATTTTTGCAACGTGCATACGATTCATTCCTATCGTTTTTTCTCCATAGATTGTTTCAATACGTTCCTGTACCTCATCAGAGGTGTAACACTTGATACCGTATTTCATGTACTGCTTGATATACTTTGCATGGTCTCCTTAACCATGCTCATGAGAGATAAGGCATCCGGCAACTTTACTTGTCTGATAATCAATCGCACGCAACATTTCTTTCGACGGAACTCCACATTCTATTAGTAGAACTTCATCATCTGAAATGAGTGCATATCCATTACCACTACTACCAGAATTTATACATTTCATAAGCATTAGACCACCTCCTTGTAAACATTTTCCTTTCCATCAATCATTTGTCCAAATATTGCAACAAGCACATTCTTCACAATCGAATTCCCTGCTTGTTTATACAACTGTGTATTTGAATTTACTTCTTGTGCTTTTTCAAAATCATAATCTTTGAAATCCATTAATCTCCAACATTCTCTCGGAGTTAGTTTTCGTATTCTGTATTGTATATCAATGCAATTATTGGTTTGCATCACTAGATTGTCTTTCTGAACGCTTGTGAGCGTATTACTCGTTCCGTTTTGATTTATTTCCAAGCATTGCTCTGTATGTACTCCTGACGTTCTGTCTGATGGATTCTCTGGATTTCTGCCTCTCATAGCAACACAAATCGTATTGTCTTTCCTGATTGCATCTGCCGTTGCAATTTTAATTTGCTGCGTTCCGCCACCCTCTATTGTTGTGATATTAGGGCAAATTCCTTTTTCGTCATACACAGTATTCGATTGATGTTTTCCGGTTCCGCTATCCATAAATCCTAATTGTTTTGGATTATCAATAATCATTGGCTGCTTTCCACCTCCTTGGCACGTATTAATTGTTGGACATAAATTGTTTTTTTCATATACATTCCCTGCATAATTCCCACCGGAGAATCCATATAAGTTTCCAATTTTCTTTTCTTTCATAACAACTCCTAAATCATGACTCTCCGCCTTTATTGTTTTAAACATATTCTTCATCAATCGAATGACGAATATCTCGCTGTTGTTACAATAAATGCTACCTAAGATTTCCTCCATTGCTCTACTACTCCATTTCCAAGCTGCATCTTTCCATAACCTTTGTAATCTCTAGCAAGCAAACAAGTTGCCGTGTCTGTTTTTCTTCCAATGTTTTCATTGTTCAACAACCACGGTTCCGTCTGCACTAAGGTTCGAGATCCCTGCATCATATCTTGCTTTGATACAGTTTGCGACATCTCGTTTCCTTGGATTATTGATTGTTCCGTCAACGACAGTTCTGTCCGTCTGTCTGTCTGTCTGTCTGTCTGTCTGTCAACATTGTATTTTCAAGAGTTCCGTTGTCAATCAATTGACGAATCAGCTTATCTGCTTTCTCATTTTTGATATAATACTTTTCGTCAACTTCATCTTCCAAGTAATCCTTCATATTCTTAGTTAGTTCTATCGGTTCCGGAAACTCATATTTATAATTTCCTAAAATACTAACCATGAAACATCTATTTCTGTTTTGTGCAACTCCGTAATTTTTAGCATTCAAATCTTGCCAATAATTTGAGTAGCCTTTGCTTTTGAGAAATTTGATCCACTCCTCAAAATCTGCAATATTCTTCTTTCCATGTACTTGTGGAACATTTTCCATTATCAAAACTTGAGGAAGGTTCTCAACCTCATTCAATAATCTTTCGACTTCCCAAAGTAATCCCGATCTCGTTCCATCGCCTTTAGCCATTCCTTTTCCTTTACCTGCGACCGATAAATCTTGGCATGGAAATGAATATGTCATCAAATATGTAAATTTTTCTACATCTTCAATTCCTAAATCTGAACCATGAATTTTGGTAATATCCATTGTCGGAAATTCTGTTCCATGAATTGCGTTATAACTTTTAATAGCATACTTATCGAATTCAACCACTCTGTAATGTTCAAAATCTGCTCCTAAATCTCTAAGCGCCATTGCTTGACTTCCAACTCCTGCGAAAAGTTCAATCAACCTAATAGGAGTTTTAATTTTGAATAAAGGCTTTTCATTGTCAAAAAAGCTTAATTGTTCAAATTCAATCATTCTCTCTTAATCCTTTCCAACTGCCTATTCAACTTGATATCAACCATAGATTGAATGTCGGTCTTTAGGAGATATGCCATTTGCAACAACATAACCTGCACATCTGCTATTTCCTCAATAAGATTGTCATATTCCTTTGTGAACAACGGAATTTTCTCTGGGTCATTCGGCAATTCATATTTCCCACAACCAAGCTGATTTCTCCAAAACTTGTTGATGGCTTGTGTCAGTTCTGCCATCTCTTCAATGCACTGTCTGCTCTGCGCATCATATCCGTAATGGTCAGCGATTATTTTTATTTTCTCCGCTTCGTTCATGCTATACCTCCACTTCTTCATTTTTTGGAAACTGAAAAATCACGTTATTGACATATTCGATTTTCGACTTTTTGTCATCTGTGATTGCGACAATTCCATTCATTTTTGTTCTTTCAAACATTCTCTCAACATCTTCTGATGGTTCCACATTCTGAAAAATAACTGGCATTCCTGCATAAGCACTTCTCATCATTCCCATTGCTTTTACGGCTTTTTCTTGTGTAGAATATTTTGCAACTGATGACATATATAATTCTGCTGGTGGAGCAGTACATCCTATTGTTGCTACAATCCTATTGTCTTTTGTAATTGAAAACACAAACTTTTCATACGGAATATCTTGCATTCCATCTTGACTAATTACTCTCATTTCCTACCCCTCCGTCACGAAACTTGGTTCTTCTTTCGCTTCCACATCTGCCACAACTTCAAACGGCTGTGAATTTTCGTTTTTGGCGATTTCTCTGTGTGCGATCTCACTTACATTTGTTTCAATTTCCATTCCTGCCATGAAATTGCTCTGCTGTGTCGGATTCTCAAAATCAAGTTCAATGTGCTTGCAAAGTCTATGCAGAACTGTTTTTTTATACATTTCTCCCGTGAAATTCTTCCAAGCCGGAGAATTGCTCGCCTTACTTGATTTTCTTGTGTTCTCCAAATCTGCAAGGCTCATTGTGTCGTAAACCATTCCGCCATCTGCAAACAGGCATACTGCAAATGCTCCGATAATCTTTCCGTCATTAAAAGCCTTAGGTTTGAAGTTGATACCCTGTTCTCCGTTTTCGATAACTTCCTCAAATTCATCACCCTCACGGACAAGCTTTGCGTAAATATCCTTAATCGGTCGAATGGAATACTTCTTTGCTAGTTTCTTTGCACCACGATAATCCGTCTGATAATTCAACTGACTTCCATACGGAACAAG